AAACCTTACGCAATTTACAATATAGGTATGAGGCTATCTCAAATAATTAGCATATTAGCTACATTCACTGCTTTAACAGGTGCTTTCTTTCTATGGAGAGAGAATACTACAATGGCAATGAAAGCTATAGGCTTATGGGTGGTCCTATACTATACTTGGCTATATACAGAATACTATGAAGAAAGTGAAAACTGAGTACCTTGGTCAGTATGTGACCATGTACAATAACTTGGGGTTTGATACCTCATTTATCGTAACTGAGGAGACAGCTAATGATGCTGACTTTTACACCTCAAGAGGATTGGGATATCTCTTTGAAGAGACTGAGCCTAAGAGCAACAAAAAGTACAAAGGAGTGGAAGATGCCAACACCGAGGGCTAACGAAACTGAAGAGGACTTCATCTCTAGGTGCATGGATGATCCTGAGCCCAAGAGTAAGTATCCGGATGAAGACCAAAGGTATGCTGTATGCAAGTCTATCTTTGATGGTCCTGTAGGGGCTTATCGTAGAGCATTCTCTCCACAACGTATATCTTTTGACTATGATGAGACTCTAACTACTGAGGATGGGATGACCTTGGCTAAAGATTGGATAAAGAAAGGAGCTGAAGTATATATCATCTCAGCTCGTAGTTCAGTGCAACCAATGCTATCCAGAGCAGAAGAGCTAGGAATACCTAAGTCAAGAGTGTATGCTACAGGATCTAACAAGGCTAAGGTAGATAAGATACATGAGCTCAACATTAATAGGCATTATGATAACAATGCTGATGTGGTCAAAGCACTTCATGGTATTGGTGTTCAGTTAGCAGAGACATATACTGACTATCCTAAAGCAGCTAGTGAGAATGCTAAGATAGCACTAAGATGGGCTGAACAAAATGGATGGGGATCTTGTGGCACTCCTGTGGGTAAAAAAAGAGCCAATGACCTTGCAGCAGGTAGGCCTTTAAGTGAGGATGTGATTGCACGCATGGCAGGGTTTGAACGGCACAGGCAGAACTCACAGCGTGACTTAGGTGATGGATGTGGTAGATTAATGTGGTTAGCCTGGGGAGGTGATGAAGGTATTGAATGGGCCTCAAGAAAATTAAAGCAGATTAGAAATGGCAAAGCAAACTAGCACCATATCATTTGTTAGAAAGCCAAGAGTAAAAAGACCAGGTATCCATTCAAAGTCTAAGAGCTCTAAGATTAAAGGAAGTAAGAACTATAAGAAACAATATAAAGGACAAGGATGAGACCAAAGCATATAGAAACACCTGATGTGATGTGGGATCTATTTGAAGCCTACAAGAGATGGTGCAAAGAAAACCCTAGATATAGCTATTCCCTATCTACTAAGACAGGTGAGGCTACTGCTATCCCATTAGAGAGACCACTTACTCAAGTGGGTTTCAGGACTTTTGCTGCAGATAAAGGACAAAGTGTACAAGATTATTTTGCTAATACTGATGGGAGATATTCTGAGTATGCGACAATCTGCTCACGCATAGAGGAGGCAATCAGGATGGACCAGATAGAGGGAGGCATGACAGGTCAGTACAATGCATCCATTACTCAGCGACTCAACAACCTAACCGAGAGAGTGGACACCACCACCAAGGGAGAGAAGATAGACAGCATCAAGGTGACCATTGTAAGACCGGATGGAGATTGACTTCATGTGTGCAGTGGTGGAGGACTACATCTACAGGATGAAGGGAGTTAGAGTTAAGATAGATAGGAAGGCAGTAGCAAGTGATGGTAGGCAGATGGCTATGCTAATGAATGCATATCAGATAGCACATGGAGATAAAGAGCACAGTAATATTTGAGAAGAACTATGCAGCACTCAATGATAGTGGTGTTAGGTTTGTCATCAATGAGGGTGGTAGTAGGAGCTCCAAGACTTACAGCCTTTGTCAGTTAGTTATCATCTACTGCCTGCAGAACAACAACAAGGTAGTATCTATCATTAGAAAGACATTCCCTGCATTGAGGGCAACGGTGATGCGTGACTTCATTGAGATACTCAAGGAGATGAATATCTATTCAGTGGAGGACCACAATAAGAGTGAGCACATCTATACCTTCAGCAATGGATCTATTGTTGAGTTCTTCTCAGTGGATGATGAGCAGAAGATAAGAGGTAGGAAGAGAGATATAGCATGGTGCAATGAAGCCAATGAGCTGTACTTTGATGACTTCACTCAGCTCAACATGAGAACTGAGAACAAGCTAATCTTTGATTATAACCCTAGTGAGTCAAGCTCATGGCTGTATGAACTACCACAGGAAGAGAGTGTGCTCATCAAGTCAACCTACAAGGACAACCCATTCCTACCTAACAGCATCCGGTTACAGATAGAGGACCTTAAGAGAACTGATGAAGCCCTGTATCAAATCTATGCATTGGGTGAGAAAGCAATCAGCAAGAGTAACATCTACAGCAATTGGACTTTCATACCACATAGGCCTGCAAGGTTTGTGAACTACGTCTATGGTCTGGACTTTGGATACAATCACCCCACTGCACTCATGCGTGTATATTGGTGTGACAATGACATCTACATTGAGCCTGTCATCTATGAGAGCTACCTGACTACACCCATGCTCATAGACAGGATGCAAAGCTTTAACATTGAGAAGACCATCACCATAGTAGCTGACTATGCACGCCCCGAGATTATTGCTGAGCTGAACAATGCAGGGTATGATGTGCAGAATGCTAACAAGGTGGTGAAGAAAGGGATAGACAACATCAAGACCTTTGGAGTATTTTGCCAGGATGACAAGGCCATCAAGAAGGAGTATGAGAACTACAAGTGGAAGAAGATAGGAGACATGATAACTGATGAACCTGTTAAGATGTGGGATGATGCAATGGATGCTATCAGGTATGCTACCACACACATCAGGCAGGAGTACTACACTGATGATAGTTACTATGCCTTCTAAACACTTTCACTTAATAGAATAATATAGGCATGGCAATCTTTACTATAGCTACTCCACAGATACTTACACCTGCATACAATCCTATTAAGTTTTACTTTGCAGGTACTAACTCAGGTAATATAGGATACAAGTTTATCTTTGACATCTATCAGTCAGGAACAGCTAACAAGATAGCTGAGTATAGAGTGATGCCTGAATATGGCACAGGGTATGGGTTGATTGACTTATCAAGATTGCTTCAGTCTAAGGTAAGCTTTGACTTTTATCCTACCAACAACACAGTGTATGATGCAACCAATAGCCACTATCAATATGATGTTAGAGTGGGTGAAGAGTATCTAACAGTTGTACAGTACTTTGCTGCACTAACTAACAATGGAGGCAATGTACAGATAAACGTAGCCAATAGCTTTGTGGTAGGTGATCAGATTAACATAATACAAGCAGCACCAGGCAACCCTAATCTAGAAGGATTGCAGACAGTGATTGCAGTAGGAGCAGGTTATCTGGTAGTCAATAGCCCATGGTCATTAATCACCAATGCAGGCATTAATGGTAATATCTACTATGCAGATGGTAGGACAACTATAACAAGGAATATAAACAATATACTTAAGTATTATGTGTTTAATGGAGCTATACCATGGACAGAGTGGCCAAGCTATCAATACCAAACATACTACCTAACTTCTCCATCAGATGAGTTCTTGACATCAATACCTCAAAGAAACTTCTACGCTACATTGTCACAGGACTTGTGGATGAATGCAGTGTATGGAGGACCAGGACCAGGCACACATAAGATCATCTTCTATAATGATGCAGGTGAGACATTTGAGAAGTCAGTATTGGCTACTGACCATGTAACAGGTAACGCTGTTGGTCCTAACAACCTTGGTACACTTACTCCTATTGTTGGTACACTTCCATTGATTAAGCCTACCACTGAATACTATGCCTACTACTATGAGCACAATGGAGCACAGGTGACTACTGACTATAGAGTATATATTGACCGAAGAGTTAGAATGGAAGAGTACAGCATTGCATTCCTTGACAGGTATGGCTCATGGGGTAGCTTTGCATTCACAGGTAGAGCATATGAACGTGGCACTGTCACAAGAGAGCAGTTCAATCAAGATGTACCTGGATACATTGACTCAGGTGCAGGTGAATGGTTATACTACCTAACAGATAGAGGATACATCAATAGCTATGTTAGTGTTGACAATACCATTGACTTGAATACTGATTGGATGACTGAGGATATGGCTACCTACTTCACTGAACTAATAAGCTCACCATATACTTACTTCAAGAAGAGCACATACTATGAAAGCTGTGACATACCTGCAAGCACTGAGTATGTGAGCTGTAACATTGTGACCTCATCATTCGAGAAGTACAAGCAAAGGAATAAGAACTTGATTAAGCAGAGCATTACTATTAAGCTTGCTAATACAGATATAGTCAATGGTTAAGATACAACTAGCAACTGGATACCTTGATGTTAAGGAAGGTACTGCTTTTCCTTTGACATTTCAAGTAGGTGATATTAGAGATATATCACAAAGGAAAGGTAACTTTTCTAAGACCATCACATTGGTAGGCAGTAAGAATAACAATGACCTACTCAACCACTACTATGATGTGAACATTGAAGCAGGTACATTTGACATCAATGCTTTAACTATATGCTCAGTTATTCAGGATGGTATCCCTGTCATGGAGGATGCAAGCCTACAGCTAACATCAATTAAGAAAGTACAGTTAACAGGTAGCTATGAGGAGCACGTTGAGTATGAGGTATTGGTCAAGGATAACAAGGCTGACTTCTTTACAGCCATCAACAACCTTGAGCTGACTGATATAGACTTCACTGACCTCAACCATATCTATGATGCAAACAATGTGCAGATGCGTTTCACTAATACAGTGGTGGATGGCTTCAAGTACTTTCTACCTGGTAGTGGTGATGCAGTCTACAGCACTCAAGAGTTTAAGCCTGCTATCTTTGCCAAGACTTACTTTGATCGTATCTTTGCTAATGCAGGTTTCCAATACAACTGGGCCTCATTGAGTACTACTAAGTTTGATAAACTAATCATTCCATACAATGGTGGTACTGACAATTTTGATTTTTCTGACTATGTAGTCAAAGCTGAGAAGACTACACCTAGCATAGTCACAGGAGCTCCATCAATTACTCCTGTTACTGCTGTATATAGCTTCACAGGATTGACCGAGCTTGAAGATCCACAAGGTATATTTGATCCTGTTACTGGCATATATACTACACCATTTAACATAAGCTCAGCCAATGCTCAATATTATGAGTACAATATATTGATCAACTTTAGCTTAGATATAACATTACCAGGTAGTGCTGTTTCTATAGGTACACCACAGTACTATGTTAATTTTTTCAATAGTCCATATAACGTAGCTGTATCATCACCAATGTACAATGGTCCTGTTGGAGCCATAACTCCAGGTACATACAATGTGACTACAGATACCTTGAGTGTAACCATACAGGCTACTGATCCAACACTACTGCCTCAGTTCACTGCATTGCTATTGAATGCTCAAGGTATATTCAACACAGCAGGAGGTACATATGTAATTGCACACACCATAACCTTAACGATTAACTCAGCAGACATAAGCATCACACCTAGCAGTAACATTGTAGCTGTTGGTGGTATTATTGATGTAAATGACTATGTGCCTAAGAAAATTAAGCAACGTGATTTCATTAGTGCTGTGTTCAATATGTTTAATATCTATTCTGAAGTAGATAAGTCACAGCCTAACACATTGAACTTATTGCATAGGGATGACTACTATGATGCAGGTAAGCAAGTGGATTGGACATTAAAATTGGCTAAGGACCAAGAGCAGTCATTGTCATTCCTTCCAGAGCTAACCAATAAGAAAGTCATCTTAACTTATGCACCTGATAAGGATGGTCCTAATGAGATATACACTAATGCTACCAATCAAATATATGGACAGGCTGAGATTGTCTTTGACAACGAATATGTTAAGGATATAACTACTAAGGCTATATTGTTCAGCCCTACACCAATCATTGATACTGTCTTTGGTGCTTATGTACCAATGATTAATGGATCACAGCCTGACACCAATATCCGTATCCTATATGACAGCACTGCTGAGGTAGGACTTACTTCATGTGCTGCATTCAATATCTATGACTATGGTAGTGTTGGAGTTGCAGGTCTTACAGCATATCCATATGTGGGCCACTTTAATGATCCTATCAATCCCTCATGGGATTTGAACTATGCTATATGTTCATTCTATTACTATCAGCCATTTACACTAACCGATAACAACCTATACAATAAGTATTGGAGGAGGACAATGGGGCAGATAAACAATGGCAAGATGTTGACTGCTTACTTCAACCTAAGAGATGCAGACATCCAATCCATGGAGCTCAATGATAAGATACGCATTGACAACTCATGGTGGAATATCAATAAGGTCATTGACTATGATGCCAATGCTAACAAGCTCACACAGGTAGAGCTAATTAGTATAGATAATGAAATAGATTTGATGGGAGTATTACCAGGCTCTACAGCTATACTCGGTCAATATGCTCCAATAGGTAATGGTAACAATGGACCTATAGGCCATGTATCTACTCAAGCTATGTTCAACACTCGTAGCATGAATGCTAATGTGATACCTAATGGTAGTACCGGTATAGTTACAGGAAGAGGTAATGTGGTTAACCCAAGCACCAAGAGTGTGGTAGTAACTGACAACAAGCTGATAGCTGAAGATGGTATCTACACTGATAACCTTACAGTGTATGGTAAGATAAATGGAGTACCTGTTCAGACACCATGCCTATCCTATACAGCTGTACTATTACAGTCAGGTGCTACTGCTCCTGCAGCATTTGAGATAGTGAATACCATAGGGCAGGTAACATGGAACTATTTAGGGGTAGGTCAATATCAGGCAGTCTTAGATCAATGGGATTTAGGTAGCATACCAAAGGAAAGACTAACAGTACTAATAGGCACTACAATATATGATGGCATATACAGTGCATACTTTGTCTCAACAGACAGCAGTGTATATGTAGATACTTCACAGATAGGTGTAGGTTACAGTGACAACTATCTTAACATGACTACAATTGAAATAAAATACTATCCATAAGATGAATGAAGTAGAAATACCATTAAAACTCACCGGTATAGCAGCCATCAAGGCAGAGCTTAAGGACCTTAAAGATAAGATAGCTGACTCCACAGATCCAGAACAGATTGCTGCCTATGCAGATAGAGCAGGTGATTTGCAGAAGAAACTAATAGGTGTTAATAAGCAGATCAGTAAATTCAAAGAGGGTAGCAACTTTGACCAGGCTAAGATGGCATTTAGTGATATGCAGACCTCCATCATGAACTTGGACTTTTCCAAGGCTTCAAAGGACTCAGCTAACTTCAATCAAACTATTAGAGCATTTAAACCAGATGACCTGACTAAGCAAGCTAAAGGATTTGCATCTACAATATTAAACATTGGTAAGGCATTCGTATCACTAGGTGCTACTCTATTGGCTAACCCTATATTTTTATTGGTAGCTGTCATTGTTGCTATTGTTGCTGCCATCCTTGTATTCCTTGATAAGATAGGAGTACTACAGAAAGCTATTGACTTCCTCATGAAGCCTGTTAATATGCTCATTGACTTATTCAAAGAACTCACTGATTGGTTAGGCTTGACTTCTCATGCTGCAGATGCTAATGCTGAAAAGATGGCTAAGGCTAATGAGAAAGCAAGTGAAAGCTCTAAGAAAAGATCTGAGTCAATAGCTGCAGGTTATGACCAAGAGATAGCAATGGCACAGATAGCAGGAAAAGATACTACTCAACTTGAGCTTGATAAGTCAAGGAGTTTAGAAAAGGAGGCCATCAAGAGAAAGGCATCTGCTAAGAAAGCACTTGATGCCATGAGACACCAGGAGGGTGAGGATGCAGATAAGAAAAGGAAAGAGCTAAAGAAACAAATAGAGGATGAGAATAAGCTTATACGAGATGGTGTCAACAGCAGACTTCAGATAAAAGCTAAGGCAGCTAAAGAGGAAAGTGATAAAGAAAAAGAGGCAGCAGCTGAAGCAGCTGAAAAGGCCAAGGAGGCATATGCAAAAGCTCGTGAAAAAGCTAAGGAGAATGCAGCCAATAGATTGAAAGCTGCAAGGGAACTTAAAGATTATGAGATATCATTAATAGCAGATCAAACAGAAAGAGAGATAGCTATGGCTCAAGAGAAGTACAAGAGACTTCGTGATGACCTTAAGAATGATAACACCAAGACTGCTGCTGAAAAGTTACAGTATATTCAAATGTACAATCAGCAGGAGAAGGCAGCTATTGATGCTATAAATGCAGCTAAGAAAAAAGCTGAAGAGGATAATCTTAAAAAAGGCAATGCTCTAATAGCTGACCTACAGCTACAGCTAATGGAGGAAGGTACAGCTAAGGAGTTAGCTATGCAGAAAGCTAAGTATGATAAGCTAAGAGAAGGTGTTAAGAATGACATCACACTTACTGAAGAGCAGAAGAAAACATTAATAGATCTATACAACCAACAAGAGCAACAGGAAGAGGATAAGAGAGCAGCAGCTAAGAAGAAACAACAAGATGCACTACTTAAGTCTATCCAGGATGAACAACTTACAGCTGATCAAAAAGCACTTCAGGCATTAAAGACTAAGTATGAAGAAGAGTTAAAGCTTGCTGAAGGTAATGACCAACTTAAGCGAGCTCTTGACAAAAAGTATAAAGATGACAAACAGAAGTTAGAAGATGATGCTGCCAAGGCAGCTATTGAAGCAAAACAAAAAGAACGTGATGCAATCATAGCATCAGCAAGTGATATCTTTAATTCAGTAAATGCATTTGGTAATTTAATAATCAAGGACCAAAAGAAACTTGAAAAGTTCAATAAAGCCAATGCCTTAATACAAATAGGTATAGATTCAGCCAAGGCTATCTCATCATTAGTAGCAGCTGCCAATGCTAACCCATGGAACTCAGTTTCAGCAGGAGCAGCAGGTGTAGCTCAGTTTGCTTCAGGTATTGTTCAGATAGCAACTAACATTGCTAAGGCTAAGCAGATACTTACCTCTGGAGGTACACCATCAGCAGGTGGTGGAGGCACAAGCTCTGAGGCTTCAAGTAGTGCATCAGTAGCACAGCAAGTACCTCAAGCAGCTCAATTATTTGGTTCAGCTAACACAGGTAATGTAATGAGTGCAGGTAGCACATCTAATGAGACACAAACATCAATGACTGTAACTGCTGTGGTATCTGAGACACAGATAACCAATGTACAGAATAAGATAACTAAGATTAATAAAAACGCTGAACTATAATGAACTCACTACAAGCTATCGTTGACCACATTGAGCTATTTTACAATAACCATCTACAAGTAAAGAAGGTAGGTACTGACTTTAAGGAACAACTCTATAACTTTGCCACTAAGGATGAGAAGTATCCTATAGTATTCATTGTACCTGTCAGTGTTATACCTACTGAGAATACCTCGGAGTTTAATTTTGACATCTACTGCTTTGACATCATTCAAAAAGATAGAGCTAATATCATCACTATCTTGAGTGACACACAGCAGATATTGAATGACCTATATGTGTACTACATGGATAGCAATGACTACGCATTTGATGTGGTAGGTGTGCCATCATTCCAGGCTCTCAACAATGACTTGCTTGACTATGCAGCAGGCTATATAATGAACATCACACTGACTGTCAATGATTGGACTGATTGTGCTGTACCATTAGAATAAACATTTAAAAGACTTAGAATAATATAGGTATGAGCAATACTGATTGGTGGGGTGATTGGAGACCTAACCTACCTGCACATAGTGGTAACCTACAACCTACTGACTTAATAGAGTGTACTTCTATTGTTGGAGGATTACCTGTTAACACAGCTATCACCGGTCAACAGATCATTAACGCTGCTTCAAGTAGTGGTGCATCCTGGGGAGGTATTACAGGTACACTATCTAATCAAACTGACCTACAGAGTGCATTGAATGGTAAGCAAGCTACCTTAGTATCAGGAACATCCATTAAGACAGTTAACTCTACTTCATTACTTGGTAGTGGTGATGTTGCTGTACAACCTACATTGGTATCAGGTACTAACATTAAAACAGTTAATGGCAACTCACTGCTAGGCAGTGGAGATGTCACTATCAATGGCAACCCAAAGACATTAACTAGTATGGTAGGCAGTAACTTAACAGGTACAGCCAATCAGATAAGTGCTTCATATAGGATAGCAGGAGGTACTATTGCTACTAACAATAGCATATATATACGCAATCTGTTAACTAAGACAGCAGGATCTACAGCATCTACAGCTAGAATGTATATCAATACATCTAACAGCTTGACAGGGGCTACCTTATTAGCTACTGCAGGTAGTATGACAACTACTACTTACATTCAAAGATTTGAAAGAAACTTCTATTTTGATGGCACTAACCTATATGTGTATAACCCTAGCAATGCTATCAGTACTGATCTAACTTCAGGCACACTAACATCAGTAGCCTTCAATCCTGCTATTGATTATTTTTTAATTTTTGCAGTTCAAAATAGTAGCACTACACCGGATAACTTAGGGCATAAGAGAGTAATAATACAACTATATGATTAATCATGGCATACGCTAACAATGGTGAGTTTAATGTTAAGTATCCTACAAGGAGAAGGATGCAGAGAATACTACAAAAGATAGTATTAGCTAATGGTCTATACCAGGAAGGTACACTTGAGGAGTCTATCCGGATAAATGCCAAAGTGCCTGCATTAGGTAACTTGCAGATTGAGATCATTGCCATGTATTACTTTATCTTTCTAAATAATGGAGCACAGCTATGGAATGGTGGAGTCATTGAGCCTTACTACATAGTTAACCAATTTACTGAAGCATTAGATGCTGAAGGTATTACTGCAGAGATATATCAACAATACACTGAGTGGTTAACACAAAAGTATCCATTGTTACAGGTAGCTCGTATCTTGGAGAGCAATAAAAGCATAACATATACGTTTACTCCTGTAGATGCACCTGCAGGCTTTACTCCAGGCTATCCATTAGATGTCTATTAGATATCAAGTTCTTTTTTCATACTTAAGATATTGAACACATAGATAAGAGGTAGATTACCTACTGCTCTACTCTTTGTGATATCTCCATTGGTCAATCCATAAATAGTCTGCTCCCATGACCACTTAACAGCTGACTGTTGTTTTTTAATCTCTTTTATCTCTTCAGGTGTGAGATCCTTCTCTTCCTCTTCAGTTAGTTCATCATCAAGGTCACCACTAAATAAATTTTCATAGTTCTTAATGAATGTATCCCTGTACTTAATGAACTCAGTAATGATACCATATACTTCAGTAATAGGTAGGTCAAGGAACTTCTCAGCTCTAATGTTGCAGTCATAGTCATATGGCTCAAGAACTTCCTCATTCCATTCATTTATCCTGGTCTGCCTATAGCATATAGCACATACTTTATCCAGGTTGCTTAGATAGTTATCTTGAAAGAAGTAGTCAAGGTCAATATATTCATATAGGGTAAGTTTGTTGAATGGCTTGAACTTCATGCCAAGGATTTCATGCTTATATCTCTTAGATGGCTCGGATAGACACCACTTAGCATCTTGCACTATTGCCATCATCTCATCTACATCAAGGTCCTCTACATCTTCAATAGGCACATCAGCCAAGATAGAGATAGCCTCACTATTAAAGTGGTAGGCTCCCTGCTCTTTATCTATCTTAGCATACTCAATGAACTGCTCAAGACTTACTTGACTCCACTGATTGGGCAGCTTGACCATTTACTTTGTTAGCTATGAACAACATATAAGGGATAGAGATACCTGCATTGAGCTTTCTAATTAATCTAGCTTTCTGCTTGATGTGTGCATCTGTATAGTGTTCAGTATTGGATAGGTCCACTCGTTTAAACATGACAGCCAACATCTCTGACACATATCCTTTCTCTTTTCTTAGTGCAATCTTTTCAATAAGCTTAGTATCCCTTACTGTTAGCTTCATCTCTGCCTTATAGGTATATCCTTCAATCTCAAGCTCTTCTACTACCGGATAGTCCATATCCTTATCCAAGCTATTAAACTCCCTAACCATTTCCACAAAGTCAGCCACATCAGTATCCCAGAACTCACTCTCAGGTATTCCAAGATAAGCAAACACTTGAAGATGTTTATCAATTGGATCAAGCTCTTGATTGTTATTAATATCAGTGATGGCTTCAAACTGCTCAATGGTCAGTTCATCAATTTGGTTAGGGATTTCCCTATTAAGAATTGTTATCATGCTTTAAAATTTGAACAAATATACTCTTTTTTTAATATAGGTGTATGGCCAAAAAGAACTTACCAATCTATAAGATAACTATAGACCCTGAATACGCTGAAGATGGCGAGGACCTTGGTATTGAGCAGATAGCTTTCACAGCTAACCCTGCTATCAAAGTAAAGGGTATGGCATTCAGTTCTCAGGTTAAGCCTGTATTCTTTTCTGATGACTTAAAATATCGCATCACTGCACCTGCTCTTATTCCTATGGAGATATACAGGTTTGATGAAGATACTGACCAAGAGTATTATGTTAAATTTAGTCAGGAAGAGATTGAAAAGATACACGCTAAGTTCATGAGAGAGATGGTTAACAGAGACCTATTCAATCTTGAGCATGACCAATCTAAGACCGTACCTGCTTATGTACTTGAGGCTTGGATAGTAGATACTCCAAAAGAAGACAAAGCATATTCATCATTTGGTATTGAAGTACCGGAAGGTACTCTTATGGTTACTGCTCAGGTAACAGATAAGGAATACTACGCTGAACTTGTAGCACAAGAGCAGATAGGCTTCAGCATTGAAGGGTACCTTGGGATGAAACTAAAAGAGCAAACAAAAACAAATATACAAATGAATAAACTACCAGATGGAGAGCATCTAATTGAAGGTAAAATCTACGTTGTAAAAGATGGAGAGGTTATTGAGATTAGAGAAGCTCAACAAGTGGAGGCCTCAGAAGAGGTAGCCCTTGAAGATACTGTTATTGAAGAAACAGTTAAAGAAGAAATGCCTGCAGAGGAGGCAACTATGGCAATAGATCCTGCTGTTGATACAGAGGCTATCCTTGCTATTGTTAAGCCTGCAATGGATGAGCAAATGAACACTTTACTACAGATGATTGCAGACCTTAAGACACAACTTGAGGACTTGACTTCAACTGAAGTAGAGGAGGAGACAGTGAGTGAGGCTGTAGCTATGAGTGTACAGCAAAGATTTAGTAATGTAAACAAATTCATAAACAAATAAAACCATGCGTAAATTAAAATTTGATCTTCAAATAGATCCTACTGCTTTATTAGCAGCTAACCCAGAGGCCTTCTATTCTAAGGCTTATTTGTCAGAAGATACTGCTGACAACTATCGTGCTCTTCCTGGAGTAAAGTATAAGACAAAATTAGCTTCAGTAACATTTGGAGAAATCCTTAAGCCATCTACTTGTTCTTTCAATGCTCCAACTGATGACTTAGATGCTAAAGAGATTGACGTATGTGCATTGTCTGCAATGGCTCAAATTTGTCAGTTTGACTTAGAGCAATCTTTCTTATCTCTTCAAATGTCAAAAGGATCTAACGGAGATTTCTCTGTTGCATCTTTCATGTCTTTCTATTGGTCTGAAATGGCTAATAAAATCAATGGAGATATTGAGTCAATTCGTTGGCAAGGTGACACAGCTTCTTTAAACCCTACATTAGCTCTATGTGATGGTTATGAGAAGTTATTAGCTGCTGATCCTGCAGTTATCAATGGTGGAACAGGTGCTATTGCTAACTTCTCTACATTAGAGACTAAATTAGCTGCTGCTTTTGCTTTACTTCCTGCAACTATTGCTACTC